TGAGCCAATGATAGTAAACCCTGGGCCGTAGTCGCCTTGTACACCTTGGTTACCTAGGAAACCCTGAGTACCTTGAGTTCCCTGAGGCCCAGTTCCAGTTACAAGCCAGCTTGTTCCATCAGAGTATCTTAGCTCCCCGTTGTCGGCATAAACCACAGCACCTTCAAAAGCTGCCGGGTCAAGCTGAATTGGAAATGTCTGAGGTATGCCGAGGCCGATTACCTGACTTTTTCCTGATAGTGTTCCAAACCTGTTGGCCATTCTTACTCTCCGTTGCCTTTCATATTGATTACCATTCTATTTATTGTGTTTTTAAACAACGTCATCTTCTTCTGCTTGACCAAGGGTAAACGATAGTGTTGCATGAACCGCAAGATCGTCCGAACACTGTACTTCTAACTTATCACCAGTACCTAAGAACTGTCCATTCAATGGAATTGGGATTGTTTCGTAAGCAGGAATAGGGAGTTGGTTAATAATGAAATAGTAAATACCGGCACCACCTGCGTCAGCCCATCTAAATACACGTACACTAACAGTGACAGTTGACGCGGTTACATTACACAATATTAAAGGCGAAATAATTTCACCAACACCTGGCTCAATTGTTGTGGACCCGCCAAATACTAATTCAGGAACTCTATATTGAGGTACATCAATTAATACTTGAGGGTTTGTTGTTAATATTCTATTAATAGCAACAGGTTTCGCGTCTGGCGCCTGCGACGTTGTGACTAAAATTGGATCTGACATTTTTTATATTCCCTTTTAAATTTTTAAACTACCGCTCTACTGTTAGAAGCTCTTCTTGCGAGTTTTCTTACAGAGGAAGTAAATGGTCGGCCTTCAATACGACCTGTTCTACCGTTAATTCTTAGACCTCTTGCGAAGTACTGGTTATTCAATTCATCAGCACCTGACCATCGGATTCTGCCGCCATCTTCATTAAGTACCGAGGCAATTGCTGATATAGCAGAACCAAGGTTTCTGAAGTTAAGCGGCAATGCGTTTCTGTTAACACCTGCCGATGCACCGTTAAACTGGTGAGCAATGGATTCAACCAATGATCCGAAGATCAGAGTTTCAGGTCTTAATACGTTATCTTTCAGGCAGTCGTCAAACAATCCTTCGATCATCAATGAATGTTCAGAATTAGGAGATAGATTAGTTGTAATGTATGTTCTCATTCTATCCCAAGCACCAGTAAACGCATCAAGTAGATCAGTATTATTTGTTCCTGCACCAACCCAAGTTGTTCCATTAAAGTAATATATATCGCCAGCGTAGTAGTTTGTTGCGTAATCTGTAGCAACAATATATGCCCAATTTGGTTTCATTCCTGATAATGGCAAATCACCAACGGTATTAACCGAACCTTTGTATTTCAGTCCTTGCATTGTAGGATTGAATACAGGGAATACATGAGTACCATCAAAGTCGAACAGGGTTGCAGCAAATGTTCTTACTGATTGCTGGGAACCATTTGACTGATAACCAGGAACAACCGCCTGTGCATCTTCATAGTTGAAATCATTTTGTAAAGCAGTTATCAAGTTTCTTGCGTCCCGCCTTGTCAAGTTAATATCAATAAAGTTATATGCAGAGTTAACATGTCTTACAGTATCTTTCGTTAACGATTTTCTTCTTTGCGCGATAATATTTTGAGCATCTGTAAAGGTAGAATTGCTGTATGTATAATCTGGTTCTTCCTTAACTGGCAAGTATTTAGTATCATTATACAATTGAGTCTTGTAGAAGATATTCGCAAGTGATTCTACCTTCCTGCTTTCAACGTCAGTTCCTATTTCACCAAGTACTGATTGATTAGGATATTCACCTAATACGATATCTTTACAAATTACACCCAATTGACGATAAGCTTTTGCCGTTGGCACTCTTTGATCTTCAGGCAATCTGAATACTTGATTCCAGAAGTAGAAATCAGCATTCCATCTCGAAGCAGTATTACCGCCGAAGTTCAGGTCGAAGCTGAATGCATCAAGTAAGTAACCAGTATCTCTGCGACATTTTGCTTTGTTATAGTCAAGTACATTAAAGTTACTATTAATATATTGCGTTACATCAGATGCAAGTTCTTCAGTTCCATCATCAATGGTTGTAGCCGCAGTTGATAGTTCAGCCGGCCAAGTACCTGTTGAATATAATCCAGGCAATTCGTCAACATCATTTGCGCGAATAACCTGTTCAACATATCCGATTAACTCGTGAACCTTAGCACCTTCATCACTAGTAGCTGGAGTACCTGTTGTAACCTGCGGAGTTAATGTATAATTAACCGCGTTAGTTACAGCAAGTTCCTGAACTACTTGTTCTGCGGCATCACCTAAGAATTGGAAAATATCAGCAGTTTGTATTCTTGAATCCGCAGGTAATACAGAAGTACCATTCTCGAAGTAAATACCTGCCGCCTGTCTCATGGCAAAGTTCGTGTCATGTTGAACATCGTGCGAAGCTGCATCAACTAAGTAGCCGATATCTCTTCTACATTTAGCATCAGGAAAACTTAAACCGTTGTGATTTGTTGATAAGTAGCTAACTACCGCTTCAGAATATACACCTGATTTTCTTTCAACCAATTCTTTCGAAGTAATATAGTTCTGTCCCATCCAAGTCTGATCTACATCGATACGATCTGGGATTGTATTTCTTAATTCAATTTTATCATCAACCGCGTTAGCAACAATTTCAACAAGCTGCCTTGCAACAATACAGGTATTTGGATTTGCACCATGAACAACCATATCTTGAGCTTCCACCGCTTGATACGAAGGTAGGCCATTCCAGTAATCATACTGAGTTAAAATATCACCAGTATAATTTGTTTTAACTTTCGGGAATGCTTTAGTTGTAATTGATTTAGCACCAACAACATGTTCAATGATTTTTGCCATGTGCAAGAATGCGTCTCTTGTACCCATTCTTTGTTCAATTTGTAATCCTGTATTTACGGCGTTCTCAAAATACATTCCTGCAGTTTGAACCGTAGCAGTATTACCACCGTATTGAATATCATGCGCAACCGCATCAATAATATAACCTGTATCTCTTCGGCATTTAGCTTCGCTGTATGGAAGAACGTTGAAGGATTCAGACAGATGACCAAGAACTCCGTTCTGAACAGAAGTCTTAATAGATTCAATTGCGGCAAAGGCCTGTCCATTAATTGTTTCAAAACTTGCAGGATTCGGGAATTCCTGTCTTGGCGAAAGTAACATTGTACCGTTAGTAATTGAATTAGCAACGATATCGAACAACTCTTCAGTTATTGTACCAACCGCAATACCTGCATTAGCACCAGCAAAGTCCTGGGTAAGCGCGTTACCTGCTGATTTCAATCCAGCAATATTGATATCTTGTACGATAAGGTTAGCACAATCACCGATGTGTTTGAATGCAGCGGCTGTAGGTTCAATTTGATCCGCAGGCAATACACTAAATGTATTTTCAAAATAAAGTTTTGCATCATTTAGCGTATTGAAGTTTCCACCGTATTGAACGTCAGCAGATACAGCGTCAATTAAGTAACCTAGATCACGCTCACAACTAGCAACGTTGTAACTAAGGGAAGGTCTATTAGCAGCAAGCCACGCTGTAATTTCAGCTTGTAAGAATGCTTTGTTATTTTGTAACTGAGATCTTCCGTTCAGCCTATTGCTGCTTGGTCCTTCAAAACCATAATTAATTATGTCGGCGTTAGCAGACCCGTTAGTCATAATGTCAATGATTTCATCAAAGGCAGCTTCGGTTGCAGTTTTCATTGTTGCATTAGTTACAGCAGCAACCGCGGCAGCTTTAGCATACTTAACTGCTGATACTGTTTCTGTTAACTGCTCATTGATTACTGAGTTACTACCGGCAGTTCCTGTTCTATATGCAAGACCGTTAAATACAGCACTATGATTACCACCTGTTAGTACATCGTATTTAACTGCGTCGAGAATTAACCCAACATCTCTCTTACATTTGTCACCGTCGAATACGTAGTACTTATCTTTAAGATATCCTTGTACTTCTTCAATGATAAAGTCTCTGTTACGTTGTAATTGCTTTCTTGCCAATGTTCTGTTAGGATCGAACGAAGCTTTAACCAATGTTGGCATTTGAGCAGTTTCAATGTTTGTATCATCAATAAGGTTAGCAATCGTGTTAATTAAATCATGAACCGCAGTACCTGTTGCCGCATTTGCAGCAGTACCGTTAAGGTTCTGATATGGACCTTCGCTTAATGAGTTAGAAGCAGCAGATACAAATACATGAGCATATTGACCGCTTCCACCTGTTCCTACATTCATTGTAATTGAAGTTGCACCAACCGCGGTGATAGGACAAGCCTTTCTATAATAAGGGTGGTGTTTCTGTGGTGAAGTATGGTTGGCAGAACCACTACCCATATCACAACTGAATACAAAAGCCTCATCAGCCATATACAACGATTCACCTTTGCTCAATGTATGAGAGCCAATCTCAGCAACGAAGATTCCTGTCGCAGGATCATAGGTAGCCGTAGATGGTGTATACTGAGTAAACGTTGACGTATGTACCGTTTCTTTCGCAATCTTTTCGGCAACATCTGCCAAGTGAGCAAATGCTTCTTTTGTTGGCTTGCGTTGGTCATAAGGTAATACGTTAATTGCTTCTCTTAAACCTGAAACGTTAGCAGTATCTTCTCTATCAGACAGTGCTCTAAATTGACCTTTAACTTCAAGTGGGAGAACGTTAGTTGATCTTCCTTGTTCATAATCAGCAGATTGCGAATTGAACTTACGGAAGTAATAATCAAATACCTCTAATGTATTTTCGTTTCCACCGTATTCAATATCTCTACTTACCGCATCAATAATTAAACCAATATCTCTCTCACAAGTTGCCTTTGCGTAAGGTAATCCGTTATAATTGTCTTTAAGATAATCAATTACTGATTCTTGTAGATTCTCTGTTAAACCGTCTATTGCGTTAACCGCAGGAACCATTAGCGCTTCAATCGAACCTTCATTAGGAGTAGGCAACCAGTCAAGGCTGTTATCTCTAATGATTTGTGTCGTAACATTAATTCCGTTTCTTGCTGCTTCGCCAATCTCGACGCCGGCATCGGTTAGTGACTGATCTTGAGTAACACCGTTACCTGTTGTTGGAACAACCGTGATATCTCTAACAATATTATACGCAACGTTAGCAGTATGTTCCCAAGTCTTAGCGGTAGGTAACTTTTGATCTTCAGGCAATACACTGATTGCGTTTTCAAAGTACAATCTTGCAAAGTTAACTGCGGCTGCGTTTGAACCGAATCTTAAATCCCATACAATTGCATCAACAAGATAACCAGTATCTCTTTCACATTTTGCAACGTTATAACTTACTGCTGGGAATGTTTCTGCAATGTAAGCAGTTACTTCAGCAATAATGAACGCTCTGTTATTGATTAATGCGTTAGAACCTTCTAATGCGTTTGCGCTAACGGCGGCTGATGTGCCATAAGTTATAGCATCTGCGTTACCCGAACCGTTTGACATAATATCAATGATTTCAGCGAAAGCAGTGTTAGATCTTGTTAGTGCAGTTCCTGTGAGGTTTGCATCAGCTGCAATTTTATCTTTAATATAATTAACTGCCGCGACCGTTTCTGTTAACTGTTCGTTAATTACCTCGTTAGCACCTACAGTTCCTGCTCTATACGCAAGACCTGTAAACACTGAATGATAATTAGAACCAGTGGCAATGTCTCTTCTCACCGCGTCGATAATGTACCCAGTATCTCTTGAGCATTTAGCTCCGTCGAATACAAAGTATTGTGAATCAAGATAAGAGGATACTTCTTTTGCCAAGAACTCTTTGTTTGATTGCAATTGTTCTCTTGCGTATTGGCCTTGAGAATTATACGTAACTTTAGAAACAGCATCTTTTTCAACCGATACAAAAGTATGGGTTCCACCTGAGCCTATTCCAACATTAACTGTTACTGTATCAGCTGTTACAGCAGTAATTGCCATTGGCAGTTTGTAATTGCCATCCCCTTTTCTTGGGTATGAATGTTCAGTAGCATTACCATCTAATGAACAGGTGTATGTAAAGCTGTATGGAGCAAACTCAATGTAATCATTTGTAGTCAAACCGTGACCCGGCATTGTAAGAACAGATACGCCTGTCGCAGGAACATAAGTTGCGGTTATTGGTGTAAAGTGCTTAACGTAAGATGCAGGATCTGTAAATACCAATGCATCTGAATCAATAGATCCAACGTCAGCTCTAACAAAGGTATGAGTCCCGCCAGCACCCGCTCCAATGTTCATTGTAATTGTATCACTAGTTACCGAATCAAGTCTTACAGCCGTCCTATATGCAGGATGGTGTGGTTGTGGCGCAGCATGTTCTGTAATATTTCCGTCAAGATCACAAGTAAATATAACAGATTCTGGTTTAATCATTATGTGATCACCAGCTTCTAGATTATGTTTACCTATACTTGCCACAAAGATTCCAGTCGCAGAATCGTAAGTTGCATCATATGGAGTATATGTTGAAATATACTTGTAAGTTTTAACACTATCTGCAACTGCCGATACAAACGTATGAACCGATGTATCAGTGCTTGGACCAACATTAACCGTAAATGAATTTGCTGTTGTTGCTGCAACTACAACCGGCTTCTTATAAGCAGGATGTTGTCTTTCACCTTTAATTGCATTTGTAATGGCAGAAACAAATGTATGTACTCCACCACCATTTACAACCGCACCAACTTGCATTCCTATTGTTGTTGCTGTAACCGAAGATATTGTAATCTTCTTCTTATAGAAAGGATGATGCGCTTCGGGTGTTGCATGATTTGTTGCATTACCATCAAGTTCACAACTGAACACGATACTCTTAGGAGCAATTTCTACTTGATCTCCAACTTGTAACTTATGAGTTCCAATCGTTGCTGTAAATTCACCAGTTGTAGGTACATACGTTGCATTCGTTGGAGTAAAGTTTGTAATTGTAGTTGTAGGATAA